TTACCGTCATTGGCTGATGTCAATTCCATACAAGCCTTGGCATCAAGCTGGTCATTGCGTCCGGGCAAGTCACCAGCCTGATTGTGCCGCCACAATGTGTCAGCTTTCAAGTTGGCAATCTTGTCAAGAAACACAGGCCAAGTGTCACCACGAGCCTTGTCGGATACTTTCATCCAGTGCATCTTGAGAGGGCCGGATTCTGCGTAGCAACCGCCCTCGTTTGCGTTGTTGAACGGGCAAGCTGGTGGGCAAGTCTGTGCCTCTGTAGTAGACACAGGAATATCACCAGTCTTTTCATTCTTGGATTTCGGGGTCAAGTGTACTTGATAAGTCATAGTGTTACTCCGTAACAATGGTTGCAGTAAAGTCATCCGATAGCCAACGTATATCACCAGTCTCAAGAGACTGCAAGCGGAATGTGCCAGTAGGCCATTCAGGTATACGCTTGGGTAGGTCAAGCACCTGCCAAAACTCGCCGTGTTCATTCACACGGTTTTTGCCATGGCGTGTCTTGCCTTGTAGTTTAACAATCTTTCCGGTTTGCATATCAAACTCCGTTTGTTAAGTCCAACATTGGACTAAATGTTATCAGTCAAACTGCATCTACGCAAGTCCTCTTCCTCATCAATGTTTGGCACATCAATTTCACAGCATTGCCACGCCGCCCACACTTCGCCTGTTTCGCGGTTGATGACAGCGCAGTCACACCAATCGGAATCCCATGTGTCCACAATCGTGGCACGAGACTCCCACTTCCAGCCAACAGCATCTTCCCATGCGGCAGTAGCCTTTGGCTCAATGATGGCACGAGCATCCTCTTGCGTCCAAGCAATTTCAGGTATGGCTTGCCAGCCACATGAAGTCCATTCAGCAATAACAATCTGTTTCATTTTCAACTCCGTTGATGTTAAGTCCAACATTGGACTAGGTAAGTGTATCTAAGTAATAACACTTTCACAAAGTTTCAAGTGTTATTACGTAAGTTACACTAAAGTAAACCCTTGGCAAGCATCCTAGCTTTCAAGGCCAGCAATCTTTGCTGTTTGGCCTCGCTCTCAATCTGTGCTTTATAAGCACGATTGGCGGCATCAGCTTGACCAGTCACAAAGCACCGAAACTCAGGCCGTGTCTCAGGCTCATAGCTACGGCTGAAAGCCTTGCTATCCATAGCCGCCCAGCTTGAACGCACCAGCTTGTGTTTACCCATTGGTGTGATGAATTTACGAGCCATTGTACTGCCTCAAAATGTTTTCGTGAATACGGTTTTGGCGAAGTCTCAAGTGGCTATCGTAGAAAGCCAAGCCAGCCGCCCAAGCCACAAATGCTACGCACCAGCACATTCCGCCAGTCATTGGGTCAATCAGCAAAGCTGTCACAGGACCAGCGCAGAAGAATGCGAATGCTACACACCACATAAACAGGCAACAAAAACCATGCATAATTTCGTTGATAATCATTTTCAATACTCCGTATTGGTTAGTCCAACATTGGACTTGGGGAAGGGTAGACAGTAGCTTACGCTACTGCCTTTTTGTTTGTGTCTTCATCCTGAAGGATGGCTTTGATTGCGGCGAATGCATCCTCAAATTCTTTGAGGCTTACACCATTTGTGTCGAGCAAGTCAAAGACTTGTTCTGCAATCGTATCGGCATCCAACTTTGTTGGCTTGTCTAGTCCAACATTGGACTTGTCGTCAGCCTTTGGCTCAATAGGTGTGTCAGCCTCTGGCTCAGTTGACTGTTCAGCTTTGCTGGCTTTTTTCATTGCAGCTTGTAAAGCTGTGAGGCTCTTGAAGCCTTTCTTTGAGGCTTTCATAAACTCACGGCACTCAGTCTCATTCTCGACAAACCACAGAGCCTCTGCTCTGCGCCGCTTGTCAATGTTGTGAATGTTGCAATCCTTCAGCCTAGCTGAAGAAATACGACCAGCATCAGTTTCGGCTTTCAGCTTCTGCATCAGCTTTCCAAGCCGTGTGTCGAAGCCATCAGCCTTGGTAGCATTTTCAAAGTTGCCTTTGGCAATGCCACGCCAAATTGATGCAAGGGCTTTGCCCTCTGATTCCAATGTGTTGATTTCAGCCTTAACTACGTTAGCAATTTTCTTCGTCATATCTAAACTCCGTTTAGTTGGTTGGTGAGGCCGTTGCCTCGAAAGCCCTTACTTCGTAACCTGATTTTGCTGGAAATGTCAACGAAAAAACTGTGCGCGATTTCTCCTGCGCATTATGCGTGGGGAAACAGGCGTGAAGTTTTCCCTGTGTGTGTATGTGCATCATGCGTATGCGTGAGGGGGTAGGGTGTTTCGGATTGACTGTATAGCTATGGCTATACAAAATAGATGCATCAGCAATTCAACTTCGTTGCAATTCTGTAAAACCTGACTTCACAAGTCATCCTTTGGATGGCAACTGATACCATAACAGTTGTTTACAACTGACTGTTTTGGAAAACATACAGCATTTTCAATGCTTTAAGTCCAAGGTTGGACTAAGTTGGCTCTTACCATACGCTATGCAGAGGCATAATGCGGCACATACAGGCATGGTAAGGCGGGGTAGGCGGGGGCCACCGGGGGGTAGCGTGGATATATATACAGAGAAATACACAGATTAGGAAAATTAAGTGTTAACCACAGGAACAACTGACACTACCTATATGCACAAGTATTGTGCAACTGCCTAAAAAATAGGCAACTGTAGGGGGTGTATGGACCCATTTGAACTTTTTTGAAAGAGGGGGGTTGACAGCCAATAGAAAATCTGGTATAATTATGTATAACTAAACACACTTAAAGTGATACACTTAAATGTCTATATAATAATTCTTAAAAAACTCTATAACTATAACACTTAACTGTACATAAGTTAGTCTCTACTAAATTTTCTTTGTTAATACACTCTAAGTGATAACACTTGTACTATACCCCACGTACCAACTAATTCGTACCTTGTACAAGAAAGTGCTTGACAATGGCTAAAAAATCTGTAAAACTATACACAGACAATGTACTTGATGCATTTTACGATGCTATCCGTACTAATTCATTAGACCGACTGCACATACCGCATAGCGATGTATTCTATGTGCGTAGTGCTGTTGAAGCCCACTATGGGCGTTCATTTACTTTGAAGCATGTAGAAGATGCGATGAGAGCAGAGGGGTGGACAGAGAAAGATGAGTGATGGTTTCATTCTTCCTATACCTATCTGTGATTATCACAGTGGATGGACAAGTTAAAACGCACACTGAAGTTGTACAGCAATGTCCTACCACAGAGCAGGTGATGCAATGGCATCAGTCTATGGTAGCGTCAGGTGAGATAGTTGACTGGAGAGCCAAGTGTACACCGCATACGTTTGACATGCCAATGCCCGAAAAAGGATTAAGCACGTAATGGCTATACCTGAGAGAGTCAAAAACAAAATGAAAGAGGAAGGTCTGTCTGGCGTTAACAAACCCAAACGGACACCTAACCACCCAACTAAATCACACTGCGTGATGGCATCAGAAGGTGGCAAGTATAAGTTTATACGCTTCGGTCAGCAGGGCGTAAAAGGTGCTGGCAAAAATCCTACGACAGCAAAGGATAAAGCACGTAAGAAGTCGTACTATGCACGGCACAATGCGCAGGGTAAACCTACCACTAAGCTGTCTGCTAAATATTGGTCACATAAAGTTAAGTGGTAAGGAGAATACACTATGGCTGATAAACTATCTGATAAAACTACAGGTCAGCTACGTGCCATGCTGGATAAAAATAGCGGTGCTACAGCTACACAAGTGCGGTCTGCACTCAATGAGTTAAAGAAGCGTGGTGAAGAAACTCCACCTGCATCACTCGTATTGGGTGGACGTAAAATGAAAAAAGGTGGTATGCTTACAAAGAAAGTTCCTGTCATTACAATTGGCGTAGGCATGGCTGAGTTTCCTAAAGGCAAAAAGAAAACACAGATGATGCGTGGGGGTATGGCAAATGGTAAGGCACATATGTATTCTAACGGTGGTTCAGTGACAGACAATGCTGGTCTACGTGCATTGAAAGCTAGTGGCCCAAAAGGTTTGGAAGCCTATAACAAAATTAAAAACTCGTAATGCATCCAGTAGAAGCTGACATACGTAAGTGGTCGCATGATTTCCTAGAAGTACCCAACAAAAAACTTAACGGCCTACCACCCTGCCCCTATGCAAAACAAGCATGGTTAGACGATAAGGTATCCTTCAGTATTAATACTGGTATAGAAGGATTGATAGACGAAGTTAAAAAGTTTGAGCAGCACAACTATGATATAGTAGTATGGGCTAATCAATACTTACCCGACATGGAATACCTAGATGGATATTGCGATGGCATAAATGAAGCCATGTCCATAGCAGGTAAAGATATGCACCTCATGGTGTTTCATCCAGACTATGACGCTGAAGAGGCGGGTCTGGACTTTCTCATTAACGAGGATGCAAAAGATGACGGTCTTGTGTACTGCATGGTGTTTGTACAAAGACTATCTACGCTAGACGATGCAGCACTTAGTCTGGAGAAGTCTGGTTATTATAAACACTTTCCAGAGGAAGTGTATCAAAGCCTAGTATTAGATAGAAGGGAACTTAGAAATGGCTAATGATAATAAAGGAATGTCTGCTGCAGAAATTAACAGACGTATGAAAGAAGAAATGAATGCTGTAAAATCTCGTCTTAAAGACCAAGGACTAGATGATATGGAAATCAAGCAAATTATGCAGGACTACTTTGTTAAAGCTGCACCAAAGAAAAAAGCAAAGAAAATGGTTGCGGCACGTGGTGGCGTAGCTAAAAAGAAAATGATGCGTGGTGGTGTTGCTAAGAAAACACAACCAAAGCGTATGCGTGGCGGCGGCATGGCTAAAATGGCTAAAAAGAAAATGATGCGTGGCGGAGTGGCGAAAAAGAAATAATGAAACGTCAAGCAATCAAATATCTGGGATGGGCTTTGCTTTATATGGGCAAGCCCTTTACCTGTATTGGCAACTGGTTCTGGAAGTTGCATCGTAAAGTATTGGACTGGAATAAGTAATGGTACAACCCATTTCATATGATACAGCAACAGAAAGTGTAGCTGTAACCGCTACATCAGGCGGTGCTAGTGCTAATGTTCTGTACACAGTTCCAAATCTGCACGATGCTACTGTAGAGTTTTTTCACGTAAGTAATGGTTCTTCTTCTACAGACAATATATCAGTACAGTGGTATCACAAAGAAGACGATGCGTACTACACAATCGTAAATAACAAATCTGTTGCAGGTAATGATGTATATAATATGATTACATCTGACCGTCTTCATCTTCACTCTGGTGACAAGATTGTTGTATTTAATGGCGGTGGCAACATGGGCGTTACTATTTCATGCAAAGAATACTATAATCCAGCACGTGGTAACTAGGAGAACAGGAGATATGCCCCTTACAACTAAAGGTTCTAAGATTAAATCTGCTATGACTAAGAAGTATGGGGAGAAGAAGGGTGAACAAATCTTCTATGCATCAGCTAACAAAGGAACAATTAGTGGCGTGGAGAAAAAGCAAGAACTCAAGAAAGGTGGGGCAGTTAGAAAAACTCGCAAATCGAAGGTCACTAAAACGAAGAGCAAAAGTAGAGTTAATGAAGCTGGCAACTACACTAAGCCAGCACTGAGAAAAAGATTATTTGAAAAGATTAAAGCTGGCTCACGCGGCGGTAAGCCCGGTCAGTGGTCAGCACGTAAAGCGCAGTTACTAGCCCTTGAGTACAAAAAAGCTGGTGGTGGATATAAAAACTAGTATAGTAATGTTCTGCGTCATATCTGCTAATGCAGTAGAAGTAGAAACAAAAGTGCATGACACGCACGAGTGGATATCAAAATGCCACTTATCTATAACGGAACATGGATTCAGCAACCCCGATGCTCGTTGTTTCTGTGTAAAAGAAGATGATTGAGTTTATACTTGTAGTATATATGAATGGGCAAATACTAAACCAAACACAAAGATTTGCAGACATAGATAAATGTCTGTACTTTGCCACCAGACTGTCCCAACAACGGTCAATACCCCAACCAGACGGTGGCTCAACTAAAATAATAGCCGTATGCAAACCAACCAACAAATGAGGCTAAGAGATGATTGCAGAAACCCTTGCGGGTATCGCACTAGTAAAGAGTGCCGTGGATGGTATTAAATCTGCCATCAATACAGCCAACGACATAGGCGATATTGCAAAGTATGTAGACAATCTACTTGAGGGTGAAAAGCAAGTACAGCAGCAACGGTCTAAAAAATCTGGTTCCAGTATAGGCGACCAGTTTGGTATTCAGTCTGTAGCACAAGAAGTAATAGATGCAAGACTAGCACAAGAAAAAGTGCAGGAGATGCGAACCCTAGTTGATATGCGGTTTGGCCCCGGCACATGGCAAAGCATTGTAGATGAAAGAGCAAAGCGTATACGTGAAGCTAAAGAAGCTGCAGCACAAGCTAGACGTGAAGCAATACAACGTCAAGAAGAAATAATGGAAACAATTAAGATAGCCGCAGGTATAGGCGTAGTAGTTTCTATATCTGTAGGCTTATTCATTTTTCTCTTGACAAATACATAAGATAGTGGTATAACTTAAACATGACATTAAAATCACCACAGAAAAGTTTGAAGGCTTGGACTAAGCAAAAGTGGACAACTAAAAGTGGCAGACCATCCAGTGAAACAGGAGAACGCTATCTTCCTACCGCTGCCATCAAAGCGTTATCGCCGCAAGAGTACGCAGCGACCACTGCTGCTAAAAGAGCAGGAACTCGTGCTGGTAAGCAATTCGTCAGCCAGCCTAAAAAGATACAAAAGAAAACTGCACAGTTCAGAAGAGGTGTGTGATGCTTAATTTATTGATTGGGCCTATTGCTGAACTTGCTGGCACATGGATGTCAGGCAAGGTAGAAGAAAAGAAAGCGCAAGCAAAGACACGTGTAGCTAAAGCAGAAGCTGAAGCTATCGTAATGCAGAAGAAAGCTACTGGCGAGATTGACTGGGATTTGGAGATGGCTAGAGGCTCATCCAACTCTTGGAAAGATGAGTGGCTAACTATTCTTTTCAGTATCCCATTAATATTGGCATTTGTACCCGGCATGGAAGATGTAGTACGTAATGGCTTCGCAAGGCTCAATGAAATGCCTGAATGGTATCAGTACTCACTTGGAGTTATCGTTGCGGCTTCTTTTGGCGTACGTTCAGCTACAAAATTCTTTGGTAAAAAATGACGTACACAATGGAAAAGATTCTAGCGTGGAAAATACTGCCACGTCTTATGATGCTGGCGATGACGTTTATGAGTTATCAGGTAGTTCAGTGGTTCATGGCTCTTGGTCCTGAAGCCACTACGCAGCAGACAGCATTTGTATCTACAGTAGTTGGTGCAATGACTGGTGCATTTGCGGTGTGGATGGGACATGAACAAAAATGAAATATCGCAGAGAACATTTTATTGAAGAGTTAATCAAGCACGAAGGCTTGAAGTTACAAGTGTACAAAGACACTCTTGGAATTGATACTATTGGTATCGGACGAAACCTAGAAGACCGTGGCATTAGCAAGGAAGAGTTGGATGCTTTAGACATTCCTACTATTGACCACATCTATGAATATGGAATCACCGAAGCTGATGCGGTCTATCTAGCAACAAATGACGTACAGATTGTTGAGGAAGAACTGTTACAAGCGCACCCTTGCGTGGACAGGTTAGACTCTGTACGTCAGCTTATATTGATGGATATGGCTTTCAATATGGGTGTGCCACGCTTGTGTAAGTTTAAAAAGATGTGGAACGCTATTCACGAAGAAGATTATCCTACCGCAGCAAAAGAAATGCTTGACAGCAGGTGGGCAAATCAGGTAAAATCACGCGCAACAAAATTAGCTAACGCAATGCATAATGGTGAATTTTAATGGGCAATAAAAACCTTAAAACAATTGCTG